CGTGGGAGCAGGCGCAGGAGCGGCCTTCGCTGCCGACCGTCGCGTGCGCTTCGGGGGCTCCGGCTCTTCCTCCTCCTCCTCGTCGTCAGCTTCCTCTTCCTCGGGCTCCTCGTCCTCTTCGGGCTCGGGCTCCTCGTCGCTATCACCTTCCGGGAACTCGCGTTCGAGAATGGCTTCGATGAGACCATCCTCGTCGAGGTTCTTCACCTCCGCCAACTTCATGCCGAGTTCGCCACGCGCGATTTTCTTCAGCTCGGCAAGAGACATCTCTGAAAGCTCTTCCTCGCGCTCTGCCAACTCCTCATCCTCGTCGCCCTCGGCAGCATCCGAGTCGTCAATCTCCTCGTCGCCCTCGTCCTCGTCCTCGGCCCACTCCTCCTCGTCGTCCGCTGGTGCGTCGCCGACCTCGTCATCCTTCGGCCGCATGAACTTCGACACGTCGAGCGAAGTCTCGCCGTTGTAGAGCTTGTTCTTCGTGTTCACGGAGACGAGCGGCGTCTTGTCGAGAAGCTTGAGCGTGCCGATCGAGACGACGTTCGGGGGCTCGTTCTTGTCGAGCATCACCTTCTGTCCCCAGAACGCCTTGCGCAATGCCGCCACCTTGTCCTCGGGCACGAGAGCCGCGAGGAAGTTGTTCACGTACGGCGCGCCCTGCTTCGTGACGTTCTGGTTGAACCAGAAGTCGTAACCGTTGAATTGTGACTTCTTCGAGCCCTTCGGCTCGTTGATGACGAGGAGCCCATTCAGCATCGGGTCGCCGTTCGAGTTCTCCTTCAACCGGAGGAACTTGAGAGTGCAGCGGTAGACTCCCTTCGGCGGCTGCTCACCGTCATATACGTCGTAATCTTCGAGGTCATCCTCGAAGGGGTTGCCTTCGATATTTCCCCATGTTGCCTTCGGCATTCGGAACTACCTTCCTGTTGTCCGGCGTGTGCCGGCCCTCCGTGCAACCGTGCGAGTGCGCGGCCGTGTAGCTGTTGCGGCCTTGACTCCGCCACTCTCGTTGATCAACTTCTCGATCTTCGGGATTGTCGGTGCCGCCATGTAGCGCGGGAGGCAATCGTAGCGGTCCTTCGCGAAGTACGGGGAGATGTGCTCGAACTGAATTCGACGCACCTTCTTCCGTTCATCACCCGAACCAATCACCTTGTCGCTCATCCTGCCGACGACATGCATCTTGCCACAGATGGTTTGCGAGATCTCGTAGTCCTTACCGAGCAGAAGCGGCAGCACGATGTCTTCCGCCTCTTCGTTCTCGCGCTTCATCTCCAGAGCGGTATAGCACACATTAATCGGTAAGTCATTGAATAGATTGACGAACCTCTTCAACATGTTCTGCCACTTCTGATGATCCTGAATAGCTGGGATATCCGGGTCCCGCGACTTGTTCTCCTCCATCGCCTTATCCAGGATGTAGCGAAGCAGCTTTTCCTGCATGTCGGTAATGGAGTCGATTACGAGCCAATTGTACTTGCCCGGGTTATCTCTAACCCAGGTGTAACAGTTCTGCACATCCTCCCATACTTCCACCGGCCAAAGATCACACATGCTCCCCTGCCGTTTCGCGGAGATAACTCCCGCTTCCAGACCTAGGATTAAGCCTCGCTCTGCCGTTCCGCCGAACACTGTCTTCCCGATTCCGGAGTCCCCGTAAATTATCATGTTGACGGATTCATCATAATCGGCAAGCGCGATGATGCCGGACTTCGTCCGTGCCGCTGCCATTAGTCGTCTTCAAAGGGGTTGTCATTCACCTCAGCCGACGTGCCGCTGAGAATCTGCGCCCACATCTTCGCGGCCTCGTCATGCTGAGCCGCAAGCGCTCGAAATCGCCGGGCCTCCCCATCATGCTCCTTAACCTGCATCGTCGCTCGCTCGAGCACCTCGCTGATGCCCTCGCGGGTCTCATCGATCAAGCTTGGTGGATTCAACTTTTCCAGAGGGGCGGTATTCCAGTCGCCTTCTTTTCGAACCACTTCAGATCTCCTCATACTTCAGGGTGCGGTAGACGTCCAGGATTACAAGGTTCTTCGCCAGGAGACCCTCCCAATCGTCAAGGATCTCCTTCTTCGCCTTCGAGAGCGCCCGGTTCGCGGACGTCGAGTTGACCTCGACCTTCTCTTCGCTTCGTTTCGCCGGGGTGAGATGAGCATCCTCGGGCGACTGGAACACTACCGTAAACAACCAATTCTTGTTGGCCATACTTCCTCTTCCTATGTAGCTGCGGTTTTCCGCAAATGCTCCGCGTACGGGTTTTGTACTCGGAAGACCATGCTCTTGAACTCGTCGGCATCGTCGGGACTGCTCTCGTGCAACAGGCACATCTCGTAAAAGTCGCAGTCCCAAGAACAATCCCGTGTCGGGTTTTTCCACAGCTCCCGATCGCCACGGCGGAAGTCGTTCATCGACTCTACTTCCTCCGCGATGCGGCGCAACTGCGTGCCCTGCTCGGCTCGAGAACGGGTAATTGGCAGGCGCACGAACAAAGGGCTCGGTTGGGTTTTCGAGATCGTACCGTCCTTGTTCAAGCTCTGCCCTTTCTCGTTCGTCGGCCGATCGTCTTTCTTGCCCTTGCGCAGGAAGTTGTAGGTGATCTCTTCGATCGTCTCGTTCTCCCCGATCAGACCTTGATCGCGGCAGGTGTGCGTAGCGACCGTAACGTAGGTCCCGCCCTGTTCGTCTAGTTCGAGGTGTCCAGTGTAGATCGCGGCAGCTGTCTTGTGCTCCATCAGCTTCGGCCGATTGCCGTCGTTTAGGTCGCGGTACACACCATCGAACGTACCGAACAAGCGGACAACCGGCTTGCCGTTGCGGTCCGGAACGAGTGCTTCGAAACGCTGCTCAGGCGCGATAACGTCCCAAGATCTGTCCCGGCCCCAGTGGTCGAGATAATTCGTAAGCAGCTCTTCCCCGAACGTAGCGGCATCCTCGTACTTCGCCGGGTCATACTCCTTCGCATACTCCGTGCGAATGAACTTGATATCATCCTTCGCGAACTTCCGCCAAGTCTTGCGCGGGTCAACGCCACGTTTCATGCCAGGGATGTACCAGAGCGCCAATGCAAGGTGGATTCCTTCACCGAACCACAGCTTGTCGTTGGGAGGCCCCTGCTTATTCAGACCCTCGCGCCAAGACCACCACCAACGTTGAGGACAGCGCTTAAAATCCTTGCGCTCCGAATTCCGAAGCATCGGTATCTGCTGCATTAGCCGGCCTTAAAGTCAGAAATCACAACACCCGCTTTGACGCCCCGATTCGCGATACCAATCGCTTTGCAGGATGTTGACCCGGATTCAAGCCAATGTCGGGCCCGGTCGGCTTTTTCTGCACACGCGTTGAGAGCATCGGCTCTTGCCGCTCCGGCACTCTCGGCCGCGATTACAAAGGCCTCGTGCTCGTTGTAATCCGCTTGGCAATGGTCTTTTCGAGTCAGCAAATACAGCTTCACTATGGTTTCCCTCCGTTGAAAACCGTTCTGGAGGAGGCTCCCGCTTCGGCAGCGGACCAAAACCTCGGGAGCCTCCACCACAACGGCCGGATAAATCTCCGACAGGTAATACGACGGTTGCGCATGCACAAGGCCGTAGAGTCGTTCGAATTACCCGGACGTGTGGAATGGTGCTTGCAGGCGCACCAACCTGTCCTTGCGGTCTAGAAAGCTGCCTCGCCGTCACGCCGTGCCGCACGCCGACGGGCCGGCTTCGGCGTCTCGTCCTCGGCTGTCTCAGTCTTCGCGGGAACACTACGCTTGCGAGCGATCGGAGTCACGGTCGCTGACTCAGCCGCTTCGACCCCGTCGACACCTCCCGCACCGGCCGTCTTGCGCGGGCGACCCCGGCGAGCTGCCGGCTTCGCCGGCTCTGAAGCGGCCTCTGCGACCGGAGCGGCCGTACGGCGACCCCGACGCTTCGGCGTCTCCGCAGGAGCCTCCTCAGCCGCTACGGCAGCCTTGCGCCCACGACGGGCCGGCTTCGGGGTCTCGCTGCCGTCCTCGTCGGCAACCTTCGGGAGCCGACCGCGCGCCGCCGCGCCGACCCTCTCGCGCTCCGCCCGCCGCTCGGCCTTCTCCGCCTCGCGCGCTTCCGCAGCCTCGCGGGCGACTTCGAGCCGAGCCTGGTTCTCCTCGGAAGCCTGGTGGTGACTGCGGAGCGCGACCGTCAGCTCCACACCCCGCTCGAACGCCTCCTCAGGAGTGCCCTCGCTTGGGTCGAAACCCGTCTTCTCGAGAATCCACTCCGTAATGTGCTCCATCAGGGTGGTCGGGTCCTTGTCGAGGTACTTCGCGTACTCCGGGTCGACCTTGCTGTTCTTCGTTGCCATGTCGAAACTTCCTCCTCGTTGGTAAGTCTGTTCGCAACCTTACTCTGATAGATGCTGGTGCCGCAATTGACGGCATTATCCCTTGCTGGTAAATCGTGCTTTGGAGACCCGAGCGCTCGGGCCGGCATCCTCGCGGGGCTCCGAAGTCCGTCGAGCGTTCGCAAGCTGTTCTCGCCTGCGTGCCTCTGCGATGTCCCGATAGTCTCGCCAACCGAATTTGTACCCGCTTGTCCGACCGCGACGGTACGCCTGCCGATACATGCCGAGCAGGAAACCGCGCATATACGAGCGCAGAGCGATCCCGATGAGAGATCCTAATCCCCCTGTCAGTCCGACGATTGCCAATGTAATAATTGCTATGTTGCTCATACTGACACCAACCTTTTCGCGTATTCGACGCCTCTACGGCCATCGAGGAATTTCCTTTGGATATTGTCGCGACCCTCAGCGGTGGTCGCGATGTGTTCTTCGATCGTACCGACGCTGTACAGGTAGAAAATTGTGGCTTGGTGATCTGTGCGGGACACGCGGTGAATCCGATCCTCTACCTGCGTATCGTCGTCGGGAATCCATGTCCGGTCGAGAACTACGAGGTCGTCCGCTGCGTCGAGCGTGATAGAAACGCCGCCAGCCTTCGTATTCAGGAAGAATACGCGCGGTCCACCCTCGCCCTGGAACTCGGCAATCTGCCTCGTGCGGTCCCTCGCCTTAGTCTCGCCAGTCAAGATGTGGCTGGATACACCCTTCTTCGTCAGCTCAGCACGGAACATGTTCAGAACCGATGTGTACTTCGACGATATGACAACTTTTTTGTCGCCCCAAATGTCTCCAAGTATCCCGCGTTCTGGAAGGAACTTCTCCACCAGCCAGTTGAATTTGTTGCTTGGCAGCGTCGGGACGAACTCTGGGACTTCCTGGAAAACTGGTTTCCCCTCGAACATGCCAACCTTGATCTTGCGCCACCCATCCTGCTTCATACCGGAAACTGATAGCTGCATAAGTCGCGTCATCTCAGAGAGCACGCCATTCCCCATAAGGGTGCCACCTTCGAGCTGTGCCGCCGCGTTCATCCGCATCGCGTGGTAGACCTTCGCCTGCCCAGGCTCCATGTCGAGCCAGACTCCGATAGGGCTGTTCTCGTCGCTCGGGTCGTGCGGCGTACCCGCGTACTGCTTCGGCGGAAGATCCTTCGCGACCTCCGCCTTCGTGCGGCGCAGCATGACGGAGTCGAGTTCCTTTCCCCATTCCTCTTCCATCTCGGGCTTAATGTCGCCAATCGTCCGGCCGAAACCATTCGTGTCGATATCAAAGAACTTCTCTGCCCATCGCCAATATCCAG